CGAACAGACCGCACCGGTCGCGGATGCCGTGAGACGACTAGCGCTGTTCGCGACCCCGGCGATCCCGGCAACATCCTTGACTGCTGCGCAGTTCGTCTTTGTCCAGACGGCGTTTGTCAGATCGCGATTGTGCAGCGCTCGGGCAACCGCGGTAGCTTCTGAAAGCAGGACGTACCCCTCGGCCGGATCGTAGTCGATCGCCGGCGTAGCCGCGGCTACTTCGAACCAAACGCCATCGGCACCCCGAACCCACTTCGCGGTTCCCGTGGTGTTCGTCCAAAGGTCGCCGACGGCGTATTCAGTAACAGTGCCATCGTCTTTAACGGCCACTCTCTTGGCTGCTGTTGCGTAGTTAAAATCCGACGCAAAGCCGTCCGTATAGTCTTCGAGACGCGCCGCGGCGCCGGCAATCGCAGAACTCAACAGCCTGTCAGAGAGCAAGGACAGACTAAGACCGATACCAAACGCCATCTCAGATGGCGCCCTCGAGCCCGGTCGCTGTGGCCGCGGTAACGTGCGTGGCGCTCACGCTGCGGGTCTCACCGGCCAGGAAGTTCATCACCCGTCCTGACCCGAGCGGCGTTGTCACTGTGACCGTTCCAGCCGTGTTGGCGCGGATGGCTCGAACTGGCGTGTCGAGAGCTGACGCGCCCGGCGTGATAGAAACCCAATCGAGCGCCGGGGCGTCGCGGTCGTTGCTGTACTGAAACGGGTCGGCCATCGGCGGAATCCTGCCAGTTGCGATGATGGTTCATAGCATTGTCCGGAGAGTTTGTCAGCCGCTTGACACACGACATACACATGACATACAATCAGTTCGGTAAGGAGCATAGCATGACGACTATCGCAGGAACTTCAATCAAGCGCATATCCAAGAACGGCACCGTCATCACATCGATGCGGATGTCGAAAGAAGTGATGGATGCCGCCACAGAACGAGCGAATGCTCTCGGCTTGTCCAGAACTCTCTATGTGGAGAACGTTCTGCGCAAAGAGCTTGGGCTGACTACCGTTCCGACTAGTAGTGTGCTCGATTGACCTTCGATGACCTACGGGACCGCTTCCCGATGCTCGGCTTTGCTCTCTACGCTCTCGAGCCTGGCGGCGCCGTCACGCTAGAGATTTACGACGGGGAGGAGGTCTACGCTTTCCAAGGGGCGACCGCGGCGGCGGCGATCGCGGCGGCGTTTCCACCGATCAACATCTTCGACTGAAGGGGGCAGGTATGAACGTAGAGATCATCAACTTCGCCGTCGTCCGGGCGACACGATTCCTCGAGGCCGACATCCGGCGCAAGATCGAATGGGATCGCCGCTACGACCGGCTGCAGATCCTAGACGGTCGGGATCAGGACTTCCACTACCCAGCGCTGCCCTGCGACTGTGAGGGAGAGAAGTGATGAAAACCCTAGCTGCGATATTGCTGCTTCTGTCTGCTGCGGCGGTTCAAGCTCAAGAGCCGAGAGCCTCAGATCATTGCATCGTTAAGGAACAACCCGACGGGAGCTTGCTCCTGGTGTGCTACGACGTGCTGCACGGGGGCTACTCGATCTTCACTCTACCGTTGGGAGGCTGACATGGCCACAACAGATGACGCGGTGGAGCGTGATGGTTTCCAAGTCAAGGTAGGAGATGCTAGCTTCTCCCGCGAGGAAGCGGCGGTCGCTATTAGGAGCCTCTTGGATCGCGCCAAGTCTGCCGAGGCCGCCCTCGCCGCCGCCCAAGATCGACAGGCGATCATTGAGGAGTGTCTAGATGCGCTCAATCTACCGCATTTCGAGAAGTATTTCCTAGAACTACGACAGGCTCAGACAGCACTGATTGCGGCGCGCATTGCCATCCGCGACCTCGCCGAAGAGCAGGGAGACGACCAATGACAGCCCCGACAGATGACGCGGTGGAGCGGATGGCGAAAATCATTCGAGAGGCGTTGAACGATGCCAGCGATTTACATGGCTACTGCTCGCTCCCGATGGCGAGAGTGGCGGCCCGCGTCGCTCTCACCGCTGCCCCGGATCGGCTCCTCAATGCGCTGGCCGACATTCCACACGACCTCGACCTAGAGGAATTGGAAACCGCCGTTGCACGAGCTGAGAGGGCTGAAGCCGCCCTCGCCGCTGCCCAAGCGGATCGGCAGGCGACTTGCCCGACTTGCAAGGGGGAAGAATGGGTTCCGTTTAGTGACTCCCGCTCGACCATCACCCCCTGCCCGAGCTGCCTAGATGATGTCCCTTGCCCAACGTGCCGCAGCACAGGGTTTTGTCCTATCTGTGGGGGCACTGGTCGAGCTTTGAAGGCAGACATAGCTGCGGGAAGGGCTTCCCGCGCCCTCGCCCAGGGAGATTGATTGAAATGGCGACCGACACTCTTTAGCATCGGTCGCCACCTGTCTGACCCAACCCGACCAGAGGAGAGCCGAATTTTGTCTAGCGCGAACGGCTCGGCGCCGCAAGTCACCATCATCAACGCCGACTGCCGCGCTGCTCTCGACTTCATGGAGTCGGAGAGCATCGACTGCGTTATCACGTCGCCGCCCTATTGGGGTTTGCGTGACTATGGGGTGGCCGGACAGCTGGGGCTAGAGGCTTCGCTCGGTGAGCACATCGACACCCTGGTAAATGTCTTCCGCGAGGTCCGCCGCGTCCTGAAAAAGACCGGCACGCTATGGGTGAACTACGGCGACGCCTATGCCTGTGCCCCTAACGGACGCTCTGCTGCCAAAACTAAACGAATCGGCAACGATGATCGAACGTTCAGGGACAAGCCGATCTCGACAGTCGGTGGCGTCCTGAAGCCCAAAGATCGGATGCTCCTGCCAGCCCGCCTGGCGATCGCCTTGTGCGAGGATGGGTGGTGGCTGCGCGACGAGATCATATGGCACAAGCCGAACCCGATGCCGTCGAGCGTCAAGGACCGCACCACGCCGGCGCATGAGATGATCTATATGTTCTCGAAGGGGCCGCGGTATTTCTACGACCAGGAAGCGATTCGCAATCCACCGTCCGACGCGCTGCTTCAACAGGTCATGGACGGCTACAACGGGGCCGACACGAAGGATTATGCGGAAGCCTGCGCTCAGTCAGCCAGCGGAACGAAGGCGCGAATCATTGCTGGCGCACGCAAGAAGATCAAAGTACCGGGCAGCTGGGATAAGGGTTCAGGCGCGCACGGCACCATTCACCGGGATGGACGCACAGAAGCGCTCTACGTCGAAGCCCGAGCCAAGCTAGGCAGCAACAAGCGCTCAGTCTGGACCGTCCCACCGAAAGGCTTCAAGGAGGCCCACTTCGCGACCTTTCCACCGGCCCTGATAGAGCCGATGATCTTGGCCGGGTGTCCGGAACGGGTATGTTCGGTGTGTGGTCGGCCGTGGGAACGAGTTGTCGAGAAGACTTTCATTCCGCAACAAGATGTTTCTATCGAAAAAGGTATTCGAGGAGCAGGATCTCAGAAGCCACTTGATGTAAGCGACGGTCGCCAAGGGTTCCCGCGCGGCAGTTTAGACACGATAACGACCGGCTTCAAACCGACGTGCTCCTGCTCGGTCGAGCCGGTCGGCGGCACGATCCTCGACCCGTTCTTCGGGGCAGGAACCACTGCTCTCGTAGCTCGTCAGCACGGGCGACATTCGATCGGGATCGAGCTCAGCGCCGAATATGTCGAAATCGCCCGGCGTCGGCTCGGGATGTCCGGAATGACGACAGACAGAGACATATTTGCATGATGTGGCGCGTCACGACGAAATTCGATTTGGCGGCCTGTCGTCTTGCCGATCGTCACTACTCACGACGGAAGATCGGGGCGCCGCAGTTCATGCCGCCCGGTCAGACGCTTGTGCTGATAACGCCAGAACAAGATGCGGTGTTCGGTTGGTGGCGCCCGCATCCGGACAGCGGACTGGCGTCAATGAACGGCCTCGACGGTTGGACGTGCACTATCTTCCGCAATGAGGGATCAAAACGCTCGAGCGAGTTGATCCTAGCGGCCGAAGCGGAGCTGCTTACCCGGTACAGCACCGGCCCTGATGGCCTATTGACCTATGTGTTAGACCGAAAGGTCAGATCGACCAACCCAGGCTATTGCTTCAAAGCAGCAGGCTGGCGACGCATTGGCCGGTCTGCTGACGGTAGGAAAACTCTCCTCCAAAAACCAGTCGGGATCTTCGGATGAGCTTCCGACAGTTCTGGGATCTCGGCTACCGCCGTCTGCTGCCGATCGCTCCGCCGTCGTCAGGCATCCGGAATGCCGGGAAGCGCCCCGGTATCTTGAATGGTTCTGGGACGTGGCATGGGCTGGAGGATTGGCAGAACCTCGAGGCGACCGAAGCCGATCTCGACCGCTGGGAGAAGATGGGCGCCGGCGTCGGGCTGAAGCTCGGCGGTGAACCTCATCTGTTGGCGCTCGACGTCGACGTGCTGGCCCCTGCCTTGGCCGAGCTCGGTAAGGGTGCCGCTTTCAAGATGCTCGGCCCGGCGCCGATACGAATCGGTCACTGGCCGAAGATGATGCTGCTCTATCGGTCGGCGGTGCCGATCGGTTACCGTTACCTACGCTTCGACGACGGCGTGTCGGTGAAAGGGGCACTTATCGAATGCCTGACCGAGGGCAAGCAGAGCGTCATCGAGGGAATCCATCCGAATACGAGGAAGCCGTATAGACTGGTCGATGGGCTTTGGCCGATCGATCAGCTGACTGAGATCACGGCCGAGCAGCTCGACGCCTTCTTCGAGCATCTGCGCGGCGTGCTGCCTGGTGTGCAGATAGCCCGGGTCAGTACAGCAGATAGAGCCAAGATCGATCAGTCGCGACTGAAGGGCGACATGGAGCAAATTGCTTCGGCCGTGCGAGCCATACCAGGCGACGCCTTCGACGTGTATCGCGAATGGATTACACTGGCGGCAGCGTTGCGTTCATCGTGCGCGGAGGATCCGGAAGTCGGCCTGGATATATTCGAGGAATACTCCTCCCGGTACGCCGGCGAGCAGAAGGAAACCCCGTATCAGGCATATATGGGACTGAAGCCGCCGTTCGCAGTCGGGGCGCAATGGATTTACGACAAAGCGGCCTCCTTCGGCTGGACAGGGCGCGCGGCCGAGTTTTTCGAGCCTCCCTCTGATTCGGAAATTTTTCCTAAACCCTTAAAAGAGCAGAAGCGCTTCGATCTCGTGCCGCTGAACTGTGTAGCGGCCTCGGCACTAGAGGAGACGACAAAGCCGCTGATCAAGGGGTTGCTCGACCAGGGCGCGCTCTCGATCCTGTATGGGGAAAGCAACACGGGCAAAACGTTCGCGGCCCTTTCGATGGCGTACCATATCGCCGCAGGGCGGCCTTGGGGCGGCATGACGGTCTCGCAGGCAGCTTGCGTCTATGTCGCCGCTGAAGGCGGCCGAGGGGTCAGGAAACGGGCGGCAGCGCTGGCACAGAAGCTCGGCGACGGCGTACCGCTGTACTTTTTGATGTCGCCGGTTGACCTGCTTCATGCTGACGCGGACGTGGCGCCGCTTATCGAATCGATTCGCGAATTGCCGGAGACGGTCGGCTTTGGCGTCCTGGACACTTTGTCGCGGGCAATGGCGGGCGGGGACGAGAACACGTCGACGGATATGGGCGCGATGGTGAAGAACCTGGACAGGATCCGCGCGGCGACCGGTGTGCATCTCATGGCCGTGCACCATTCTGGGAAAGATCGCGCCAAGGGCGCCCGCGGACATAGCTTGCTGCGAGCGGCGATCGACACTGAGATCGAATGTGCTGACGGGCAGATAACCGTCGTTAAGCAACGCGACATGGAAATGGGGTTCTCCTCGGCCTTTAGGCTCGAGCCGGTGCATATCGGCTTGGATGGAGAGGGAATGCCGGTAACATCATGCGTATTGCGTCTGGTTGGGACGGCGGAGGAACGTGAACCTGTGAAACCGACGGAACGTGAGCAAGAGCTGTTAACCGTCATTGCAGGGTTAGACGAGGGACAAGGTGTCCGATCCGGCGATATCGTGGCGTACTACAAAGCGCAGGGTAAACCGCTTAAAAACGGCACAGCACGTCAATTAGTGGCTCGTTTGGCTCAAAAAACGTTACTGTCACAAGTTGATCGCGGACTGTGGCGCGTGACGGAACGTGACAAAACGTTACCGAAAACGTTACAAAATATTTTTGATTGAAAATCAATAGGTTAGCTATGATGTTACAAACGTTACAGAGCGTTACAGTTAGGCAAGGCTCCGAACGTTACACGTTACAGCCCTATATAGTAGGGCTGTAACGGTAACGGTGCCCGTGACGTGTTACGTGGTTAAAATAAAAAGGGCGCCTTAGCGGCGCCCTCGAGCAATTCGATAACACCAGGCTAACAATCGGCCGATGAGCCATGCCGGTAAGGCGAGGAGCCATCCGGTAATGGCGAGGAGGATCAACCAAACGATCATAGGTGGAGCCAATCGGGCGGAATCTCTCCGTTCAGAATATCGCGGGCGTCTTCGGACAAAGCTGCAGCCGCTCGGCCGTCATCTTGTTCCGGTACGTCAGTGTCGACTAGATCGCCTTGGTGGTCGAATTCAAACCAGTAGGCGCGGCTTGAGCGTAGTTCTGAACACGGCCATTGTGCGTTGAACAGTGCGATCTCTTGCCGAGAGAAAATCACTTTGCGGTTTTGAATGGTGGGCATGGTGATGCTCCTGTTGGTCGGTATTTCAGACAGGTTCAGCGAATCCAGTAGGTCACACCGTCAAAGTCAACGGACGTGTAATCGACGCGGATGTTACGCGTCGTGGCGTCCCAGTCGATTTCGATATAATGCGGTAAGTTTTTGGGGATCTCTCCGCAATCTTCAAGCATTTCGCGGGCGTATTCGGTGAAGTAAGAGTCGCGAATTAGTGTCTCGCCGTAGTGCCAATCTGGTGCATAGCCTTCTGCTTCCTCGGCTAAAGCCTTGAGTGATGTTAACTCTTCTTTTTCTTCATCGGTCAAACCCGATCCGAGTTCAGGGTTGGCGATGTCTTCTAGTTCTTCGATACGTGCGATTACGTCGCGGCTGTCGATTACGTCGTCGGAATTGCTGATTTCGCGGTTCATGGTGATGCTCCTTTTTACGGTGTCGTTTCTCATGGTCGTATGCTCCTTTGGTGTCGGTCGTCATTTGGTATTTCAGACAGGGCTAGTAATCTTGGCCAGCTTCTATCAGCGCCGCCAAGCCGTCTTCCCCAACGGCGTTGCGAAGCGCCAAGGCGTGTTCTAGGCAGAGGCGATATATCTTCTCTGCCGATCGACTGTCGGGATCGTAGCCAAACTCCTGCGCCCATTGTTCAAAGCTGGAATAGTTCAGCACGTCAGCGTCTTGCACAAGGCTCCAAATCACGTCTGTCGGATCCGGCTCGATGCGCTGTGACGTGGTAAGCACGTAACCGCTGCCAGTGACGCGAGCCTGAAAGCCGGTCTCAGTTTCCAGCTCGATTGCTTCTCTGCGAAGCAGGGAATTAGCGCCGCCAGCAATAGCCGTGGTTAGCTTGTATGCCGGGCAATGAGCTTCGCCGGCCATATAATCGGTCGTTAGAATGGTTCGCGGTCCAGTTAACCAAGGCGCGTCAGTATCTTTGCGGTGGAACGTCACCTTCCAGTTTAAGTTGCGGTGTTTCTCTCTCGCGTTGCGGCTCTTGCTGAAAGGGACAAACTCGGCGGTGATAGAAAGGCCGAGTCGTTTGATTTCGGCTTGCAGTTTTTCGCGCGGTGTCATTTGCGTTCTCCAGTTGGTCGGGATTTCAGACAGTGTGGGCCGGTCTAGATGCGAGCGGCCATCGCGAAGAGGAGCGGCGCCAGTATCGCGAGATAAATGGCGGCACATGTGAGTTCAGCACGATCGGGCATGGTCACTCCTCATCGTCGAATGTTGGCCACCAGTCCGGATCGTTGTGCAGACAATCACGGATTGATGGGAAGTGTTCGAGTGGCCAAGAACGGGTCACGCGCTTAGTGCGGCGCGTGTGGTTGTCCAGGGAAACGGTTGTGCGGGTCACTGTGAGCTCGCCGTGTGCGATGCTGCAGGATTGGAAGTCGCTGTCGTTGGTTGCGGCAAGGATATGGTCGCGGAGTGTGCCCGGTTCAGTGAACCGCGCCTCTTCTCGGGTCAGGTCATAGTCGAGACGTTTCCAGCATTCGATAGCTGGCATCCAGATATCGCCGACTAGATAGCCGGTAATGGTGATTTGCGTATGCATAGATTGGTTCTCCTCTTGCGTGTTGGTCGTTGATGGTGGGCAAGTCAGACAGGCTAGACGTTAGCTTGTGCAAGCTCACGGGCCAGTGCGCCGCACTTGCGTGAGAAGCGGTCGTAAAGCTTAGCGGTTTGGCGATCTTGCCAGTTGTGGCGAAGGTGTTCGGCTTTCTCGCCTAGCACTAATTCTAAGGTGAGTAGGACAGACCAAGCGCCGTCACTGTCTATGACGGTTTCTAGTTCTTCAGTCGTTAGTTTCATGTGTTGGTTCTCCTTCATCTGGTTGTCGGATGGTGACGGGCGCTTGTGGGCGCCCGCGGTTGGCGAATCAGACAGTGTTGACCAAACGGGGCGGATTTCTCATCTCTTGCTGAGTCTCGCATCCACCGGGTTTTAATTCGGCATCTAGTCCGAAGACCGGCCGGCCACGCTGTTTGCTACCTACTCGCCTCGCTTGGTCAACAAAAGTGAATGTATGTCGTTACGCCATACACTGTCAAGAGGCTGTCGGAAGACATTCTCAACGCGGGCGGAGTGTGGCAAAGAAGACACTACTTGCGCGGGGCGAGCGTTCGGATTAAGGTATTATGATACCGGACGGTAACAGGATACCACGGGATGCCTAATAAACGAGGTAAGATGACGCCTCAGGAACGGGTTTTTGTGGAGCAGTATGCTCGCACGAGTGACGGCGTTTATGCTGCTACAAAGGCCGGTTACGGCTCGCCGGATAAGCGCGCTTCACAGACTCTCGCCAAGCCGGCGATTGTTGATGCCATCAAACAGCGTCAGCAGGAGCGGTTGAACACGCAAGGCGCGGAGATCGGGATAAATACGCTGTTTGAAGTGGCTCAAGATCTCAAGGCGCCATCTGGAGCTCGCGTCAAAGCCGCGACTGAGATCCTGGATCGATGCGGTTTCGCCAAACAGCAGGACGATACGGCCGTAAAAGAGCCGTTTGAGATGACGCCAGACGAGGCGGGACAATACCTGCGAGTCGCGCAAGCACGCCTGCTCGAGCTGGCAGAGAATGCCCAGCTAGTGCCAAACGTGCTAGACTAATGGGGGAAGTTTTGTGGGATGTGTAGCCCCTTGTCTATCAATAAGCTAAACTTATCAATAGCTTAGCTGATCAAGCTGGCAGAGTAAGCATCCGCCATCCGGCGAGGTTGACCGGTGGTTAGTCGGCTCAATGCCGGGGCGCCCCCTGGCTACAGTCCGAACCGTCGCCACGCCCGCTGTGGCTGACGCCCGTAGAAATTTGCGCCGCCAAAACACTTCGGGTATTATCCACTCCTGGCGGGCGGCGTGGAGAGCAGACACGCAGCGAGCGAGGGATCGTGCAGCCCCACACCCCTGATCCGAGGCAAGGCGTCGTGGCCCGAGGGCAGCCAAATATCGGATACGGGGCTGTAGAGCCGGAGTGGCGCCCGGCCCCGCCAGCATCCAAGACCCAGGGTGACCCGCCCCTAGAAGCATGTGGAGGATGAGGGATGAGCGAATCCACTCCCAAGGAACACGTCTGGTTCGAGCTTGAGACTTGGCGTGGTCACAAGCCGCTTGTGTGCTGCAAGCTGTGCGGCATTGTCCGCCGAGCCGATGGCAAAAACAAACCCTGCCCTGGCGTCGTGCGCGTAGGGCTTAGGAAGAATGTCCGGCTTGACAACCATTTTCATCCGACGCAGCATACACCCTATGCGCTTCACCGTGCCGTGCACCGCTCTGTTGACACCCCCCGTCTGGGTGCCCGGAACCCTCTGCGGTGAAGCGCACCCCTCCCGGAACGTCTGATCGTGCCCAAGTTCAATCACAACGGCGTCGATATCGACCTGCCAGCCAAAGGCGGCGCCAAGCTGACCTATCAGGGTAAGTCCTGGCAGATAGCTGTCAGCGGGATGTCCGATCAAAGGCGGCGCGAATACGTCGAAGAGCAGGCCGTGGTGCTGCGGCAGCGGCTTGATGCCGTAGCCTACGCCCAGGCCGAGTTCGACCGGCAGGATGAACGCGCCAAGAACACCCTTGCCGAGGCCGAGAAATGGGCCGCAAAGACCCGTAAGGAGGCCAAACAAGCTCTGATCAAAGCGCAGAATGACCTAGTGAGGTTCGGATGACCTTCCGTCGTGAGCTCAACGAATTCCTCGACTCTCTCCCGCTCGATTATGTCGATGTTGATGTCCTCCGCGATGCCGCCGACCGGATCGAGACTGAGCAGGTCGTGATGGAGGAAGAGCCGGACGACGAGGATGACGATCCGGACGGCGGTATCGCCCGTCAGGCCATTCGAACAGCTCGGAATGAGGAGGTAAGTTGATGCCCTGCGGTAAGAGGAAGGGAAAGAAGAAATGAGCCGGATTCTCTTGGTCCTCCTTGGCATTTGCGCGCTAGCAGGCAACGCCGCCGCGCTCGATCGCCGGGTCGAGATGGTGAACGCCACCAATCTGACCATTATGGAGTTGTACGGCTCTAATCGGGATGCCGGAACGTGGGAGGAGGACGTGCTCGGCTCTTCCGTCTTGGCGCCCCAGAGCTCTGTCGTGGTGAACTGGAACGACGGTTCCGGTTACTGCATGTTCGATGTACGAGCGGTGTTCGAGAACGGCGTCTCTGAGAGCGGTTACTTCAATGTTTGCGAGGAAGTGGTCATCATTTTCGACGGTTATGGGGGCGCCCAATGAGCATTGAGAGAGTTCTCGTCCTGATCATTCTTGTTGGGCTCGTTGTGTGGATCGTGACTCGACTTCTGTGACCCCTTCGACTGCTTCCAAGGCGTCTATAGTCACCCTGTCCCAGGAGTACCATCGAGCGATACAGGGAGTGGCCGGATGCGCGGATTACGAAACGCGCAAACCCCTGGAGCGCTACTCGGAAATGCTATGGGCGATCGGACGATTTCGATTTGAAGACCGTTGGAACGCCCAGCTGCGCAGATTTAAGTGGCCGACGCCTGTGTCGCCTTCAGGCGCCCAGAAGACTGATAACCCTTGGGATTGAGCGATGAGTAGATGGCACTATCCGGGCTGGCTCCGTGTGATGCGGCGAGCGACAAGCTGGGGGCGTCAATGAGCATCGAAACTCCTGAAGAGATTTCGATGCTCGCTCTGATCAACAAGGAGCGGCAGTTCTACGAGTTCGGTAAGCTGGAGTTCAGGGATGCCCTGATCAGAGCGGCGCGGAGCCACTCGAAGTGGATGTTGGATAGGGATATCTTCTCACATACCGGCGTGAACGGGTCAAACGGCTATACGCGAATGAGGACGGCCGGGTGGGTTTTCACCGGCGCGTGGACGTGGGGCGAGAACATCTCTTGGCGTTCGATCCGCGGGGCCGCCGGCTACTTCGACGAGGTAAAGGAGATGCACGCCGCGCTGATGCTGTCTCCCGGACACAGAGCCAACATCCTCAAAGCCCGGTTCAAGTGGATCGGCATCGGCCTGCAGCTAGGTGATTTCACCAAGGACGGGCGGACATGGCGGTCCGTGATGATCACTCAGAATTTTGCCGGTTGACATGACAACCGACGCCGACCTACAGTCCTGACGCTCTCCTCTTGAAGTGCCGGAGGGCGGTTCCTCCCTAACTTAGGGCCGCTTCGGCGGCCCTTTCTTTTTGTCCAGTATCACGGTAGGTTATATCCGACGAAACGGACGACGCAATGGCCGATCCCACCCCGTATACGGTCAGTTACAGCTTCGGAAACTATCAGGCCAACAATCCGGCGGCGCCATTGCCTGGCCCGTCGCTGGATAACGAACTGGCCGATATCGAGACTTCGATTGACGAACTGGTCGATGCGGTCAAGGACATCCGACGCTCGGATGGGCGGCTGAAGAACGGTCTTATCAGCCTCGCCAGCTTCGATTCCGAGATCCTGACCGGCCTTCGAACTCCTTCTGCGTGGGTGAGCGCAACGGCCTATACCGAAGACGATACGGTCTTCGTCGGCCCGATCCTCTACATCGCGTTGACCGATCACACGTCCGGGGTGTTCGCGACCGATCTGGCCGCCGGGAAGTGGGAAGAGCTGAACGATTTTACTCCGGAAGGGATCATCGAGGCCCAGGCGGTCATCTACGACAACGCTGCGTCCGGATTGACGGCCGAAGATGCCCAAGACGCGATCGACGAGATCGCTGCGCAGCAGGACACTGATCGAGCTGCGGCGCTTCTTGTGACCTACGCCAAGGCGCAGACCGATCTCCGCCGGCGCCTCGTCCAGGTCGGTTCTCTTATGGCGTTTGCCGGGACGACCGCGCCGAGCGGCTGGCTGCTGTGCTACGGTCAAGATATTTCACGGACAACCTATTCCGAGCTCTGGACGGTTTTGGGGGAACCGGACACCGGCGACGGCAATACGACGTTTACTCTTCCTGATCTGCGCGGCCGAGTGGTCGCCGGCCAGGACGATATGGGCGGAACGTCGGCTAATCGGCTCACGGGCGCTTTCACCAACGGCGTTAACGGCGACACGCTCCTCGCTACTGGAGGGGCGGAAGCGCACACCATCATAACGGCGCAGATACCGCCGCACACCCACGCTGTGATCGATCCTGGGCATCTTCATACCTATCTTCGCGGCACGGCAGTCAGTCCTGACGCTCCTGGTGCCGCCTCGGCTGAGTCGCGCACTTCTACTGAGAGCGTCAACACCGGCAGCGCGACGACGGGGATCACCATCGATAACGCCGGCGGCGGGGCAGCGCATAACAACATGCAGCCGACGATCATTCTCAACTACATCATTTTCACAGGTGTCGCATGAAAGCCGAATTCGGCATGGGGCGGCTCGCGGCTCCGGATCCTCGAGATAGGAAGTTCCTCCTTCAGCGTCCGGTCGAAGCCGTACAGATTGAACAGCGGTATTGGATTACCCGCGGCCATTACGATCAGGGGGATACGTCTCAGTGCGTCGCCTATTCCTGGGTGCGCTGGCTGACGACCAGCCCCGTCGTCAACAGGCCGTTACCGTTCCAGGAGCTCTACGATCAATGCCAGCGGATCGATGAGTGGCCGGGCGAGGATTATGATGGGACCTCCGTGCGGGCCGGCGCCAAGGTGCTGAAGCAGCGCGGGCTGGTCTCTGAATATCGCTGGGCGTTCGATGTCGAGACAGTCATCGATCATGTGCTCGCCAAAGGGCCGGTCGTGCTCGGCACTGATTGGACCCACGGCATGATGTGGCCCGACAAGACCGGATTCATCAAGCCGATCGGCCAAGTAATCGGCGGTCATGCCTACACTGTTATCGGGGCTACACGCCGCAAGCAGGCCGCGCGCATCATCAATTCCTGGGGCCGGGATTGGGGTGAGAACGGCCGTGCATGGATCGCATTCGAGGATCTCGACAAACTTGTAAAAGCGCAAGGTGAAGCCTGCGTAGCTATGGAGTTGAAAAAATGAACGATGATTGGAACTACAAAGCCACGAACGAGAAGTTTTGGACAGCGGCCAAGGCCATTATTGTCCTTGGCTTCATCGCCGTCGCTCTGTGGGTCATTTATGACTACATGGAAGGCGATGACGTGGACGACGATGACGTGGTGATTGAGCAGACTGTGCCGATCGAGCCAGTTCCGCCTCCCGAGCCTGTTCAATGACTGAAGTCGTCTTTCGTCAGAAGGCGCCTGGGATTATGCGGCAGCTGATGGCCGACTTCGGTCTCGACCCGCTGCGGGCGGCGGCGATCTGCGGCAATCTTGGTCACGAAAGCGGCGGACTGACGAATTTTCAGGAAGATAAGCCTATAGTGCCCGGCAGCGCCGGCGGATTCGGTTGGGCGCAATGGACGGGGCCGCGGAGACGCGCCTATGAGGCGTATTGCCGGCGCAATGGGCTCGACCCGAAAAGTGACAAGGCCAATTACGCCTATCTGTGGCTGGAGCTGAAGGGGCTGGAAGGCAGCGAACAGGGCGCCATTCCGAGGCTCAAAGCTACGACAGGCACACTCCGCGATTTTGTTATCAATTTTGAGCGAAACTTTCTTCGCGCCCATCCGAAATACAAACATTACGATGCTCGTGTGAAATGGGCTGATCGCGCTTTGGCAGCGTACAACGCGGCTCCTGTTGGGCCTGAGATCATTCCGCTTCCTGAAACCCCAACTCCGGTGCCGGCCGGATTCTGGTCCCGGCTATGGGCCGCGATAGGGCGGCTGTTCACTAGAAGGAGCATTAGGACAATGGACCCGAAAGCAGTCGTTGACGTGAAGTCGGCTTGGTACTCCAAGATCAATTGGACGCAGGCGTTGGCCTTCGCCGCGATGGTTATGTCGTATTTCGGCATTGACCTGGACGAGGACACACGAGCTGCAGCTCTCGCAGCCATTGTAGGCATCACTACAGTTGTCACTTGGCTGCTGCGTACATTCGCGACGACGAGCGTGACGCCTTCGGCGGCTGACAATTCCTCGTCGGTGACACGTCTAACCGGCTCTGTGCCTCCCCCGAGGATCTGATGGGCTTTCTCGCTCGCCTCGTCGCCATGGTCATCGTGCACTTCCTGAGTGCCTGGCGGCGGGATGCGGAAAATCGCCAGGCGGGCGCCGTGGAAGCCGAGAAGAGAGGATTGGAAGATGTCAATAAACGCGCCGCTCGGGCTGAAGCTGCTGACCGTGCTGTCCGTAATGCCCCTGCTGGGCTGCCAGACGACCCCTACCGCCGCGACTAGTGCGTCGGTAGAGAGGACGTGTGAAGTCTGGCGGGGCGTCAGCTACAGCAGTCGTGACACGAGCGAGACGCAGGTAGAAGTGCAGGCACAAAACGCGCGAAGGGACGCTTTCTGCAGATGATTAGTGATCTATTTCAAATATTCGTGTTTGGTGCAGCGGTGTTCGCTTTCGTGGTGTTCGTGAACATGACGAGATTGATATGAGCAGCACGGCGAAAGATATCCTAGTCTGCGGCGCTATCGCTATAGCGGCATGGGTGTGTCTGGGCATAACTGTAGCTTCTGCGGCTGTGTGTCTGCCTCGGGAAGTATTACTTCAATATGCTCAGAAAGAATATAAAGAAGAACCAGCAGGACAAGGATTGGTTAAAAGCCAATCCGGTGATATTCTTTTTGAGCTTCTCTTATCGGACAGGGGTTCGTGGACTATTATTGCAACTAAACCGGGTCAACCGACTTGTATTATAGCCAGCGGGGTTGACTGGCAGCAAGAGCGCATCCCAGGTGGCGGTGCGTGACGCTACATGGAGCAATCCGGCGCATGGCTGCTTACTCAGGGCGTTCTAGGGTTCACCACGTTAGGGTTGATCGCCGTCGTGTGGAGGCTATGGGCCGCTTTGGAACAGTGCCGGGAGGCGAACGACGCCCTGCAGAAGGAGCACAGAGCCGCGCTGTTGAGTTTGCAGGAGAAGACCCTGAACGCGCTGCACGCGGCGTCCTCGGCGGTGGTGGACAACACGAGAGCTGTGGAGCTTGTGACTCGCGGGAAGGTTCGGCCATGAGGCGGCTTCTCCGGGATATATTTTCTTTCGATAGCTCGAGAGAGCAGACGAAGCCGGAATTGGAAGAGGCGTTCAGGGAGATACGGCGCGCATCGCACGACCTTAGCAACAAAGCGGCATCTCTACATGCTCTGGTGGAGCAGCGGGCTAAGTCGCTCGCCTTGGCGCAGGAGGCCATAGACATTGTGCATCGAGGCGAGGACGAAGAAAGACGATGAGAAACCCGATCCTGTTCCAGGCGCTAATTGTCTGGTCGGCCTTCTGGGTGCTGCCGATATTTATCCCCATAGAGTACTTGTTTGAATTAGTGAACGCCTTAGCCGTAAGTCTGGGTATCGGTGTTATGTTCGCGTTTTGGCCGGGTATGATAGAGGCGTTGAAAACGCCGAAGCACGAGCTAGAAGGCGGGCATTATCTAGTGCTCGGTATTATGACCGGCGCGACGGCAATAGTCGCCCAATTCGCGTGGCGAGGAGTGTGGCGTGCTCTGGAGCAGCCTGATTGGATGATCCGCCACCCCCTCTTAGCATTTTTCGTTTATGTGGTGGCAACTGCATTCGCGCTGCATCTGTCTGCACAAGGGGCAATCGGCGGAAGTATCCCTCGACGTAACAAGATCATGCTTGGCGTAGCTGTTGCTGCTGCCCTAATGCTCACATTTATCGCAATCATTCTTTTAGCGCCCGCACCGCTATACGCTGGGCACTGATGACAGAGAAACTAGATAGAGAACTTCCAGAGTGGGGCTGGTGCCTTCTCGGCGCTAGCGTATTCCTGCTCGGTGCTGCTACGATGTTCATGTTGCTGTGGGACGCGCCGGAGGGCTGTCTCTGATGCCCGATAACCGCATCAACCCTAAGACGGGTAAGCGCTATAGCTGGGTCGATCCGCAGGCGGCTGAGAAAGAGGCTGAGGAGATCCGGCGGCTAGAGATGCAAGTCAAGCGCACGCAGGCGGCTCAGCGTGCCCGGGATGATCTCCTTACTTTTACTCGCTACACAATGCCCGATCCAACACAGCCGAACGACCCGGAGCGCTCTCGTTACGAGGAAGCCCCGTTTCATAAGGCCGTGGCCGCGGCTCTCAATGACGTTGAGCGCGGCAAGATTGTGCAGCTGATCATCACTTTCCCGCCGCGACACGGGAAGACCGAGATGGCGACCAAACGCTTCGCCGCCTGGTATTCCGGCAAGCATCCGGACCACGATATAGCGGTCGCTAGCTATTCCGATACGATGGCCGAGGATTTCGGTGCTGATATCCGATCGATTATGACCTCGCCGGCGTATAAGCAGATCTTCCCCAACCATAAGCTCCGTCGCGGCGGAGCGGCGAAATCGAACATTCAGACGATGCAGGGCGGGCGCCTCGTCGCCGTTGGCCGCGGCGGCGCGTTGACAGGCCGCGGTGCGCATCTCGCGCTCGGCGACGACCTGTTCAAGGACTATGAGGAAGCCCGCAGCCAGGCGACACGCGATGCTGCGTGGAACTGGTTTACAAAAGTGTTTATGACCCGTCGTATGGGCAAGAAGCTCGTTGTGCTGACGATGAACCGGTGGCACTCGGACGACATCATCGGACGTTTGACTAACCCGGAACCGGAGAATATTCACTACAATGAGATCGAAGCCTCAAAGTGGAAGATCATCCGCATCCCGGCCATCGCCGAAGATGACGACCCACCCGAAAGTCTCGTCGGTCGTCAGCCAGGTGAAGCCCTATGGCCTGAGCGATTTGATCTCGATTTCCTTCAATCCCAGATGCGACTCGACCCCTTGGGTTTTGCTACGCAATATCAGCAACGCCCCACCGTCGCTGACGGAATTCTATTTCGACGAGAAAACATCCAACGCTACGAATTAGGCAAACAGCCGGAGCATTTACGATATTATTGTGCCTCCGACCATGCGGTGAAGACAGGCCAGCGGAACGATTTCTCGTGTTTTGGAAAGGCCGGTGTCGATCGTCAGGATAATCTCTGGCTGACCGAGATTTTTCTCGGCAAAGTTACGACCGACAAGCAGGTCGAGATTATGCTCCAGATGGCTAGCGGTGAGAATCGCCCGCTTCTCTGGTGGGCAGGCCGAGATCACATCACGGGGTCGATCGGGCCGTTCCTCTTCAAGCGAATGCAAGAGACGAACACCTATATCAACATCCGTGAGATGTCGGAGATCGGTGACAAGGAGCAGAAGGCTCAGTCAATTGCCGCTCGCGTTGCGCTGGGAAAGGTGTATATTCCTAATGGTTTGATGTTCGATAGACTGGTTGATCAAATGCTCGCTTTCCCGAACGGTGTACATGATGACGGCGTTGACATGATGTCGCTGTTCGGTCGCGGCTTGCAGAGCCAGTTTGGGGGACGTGCGCCAGCGCAGAAAAAGGAGCGCCCGAAGTTCGGGACATTAGCATGGGTTAAAGAGAATGACCGGTGG